CCTACCAGATCTGCGATCATGAATCTCCCACAACTCAATATACTCAGGCTTTCCTTTAGTCGAGGTATTCCATACCTGAGATCCAATCCGATGAGGATGTCGGACCCTCTCATAAGATCTGGTAAAATCTTCCAGTGACATAGTAGGAACAAGTCGTCTGGTATTTGAATACTTCCCATCTGCACGAACATCTTCAATGTGCCGAACTACTCGATGGGCACACCAAGGAGCATTTTGGATTTTATCCAAACCCCAAGGAACTACAAAGTCATGAGGAGCAACAGCCTTCACCCAAGGATATCCCGGACGAATGTCTCCAAACTCAATCCTACGGAGCCGGCGGTCATACTGACTACCTGTCAATCCAATCAACTCTCCACCGTCAAAACCCAGATCAAGCTCAGGATCATACCCGAACTCACTGTCATACCCAACCTTCAAGATACCCCTTCCCCAGAGGAAGGCATGAAAACTAGCCATTTCCATCTCAGAAGCTATGTCAAGATCAGCAAGGAGCTGATTATCTAAAGCCTCTAATATCCTCACATTCCCTACCGCAGCAGCCCTTTTAGCCCTCACCGAGATATAAGGTGTAGGAACGGTTAGTTCAGAAAGAAGTGCATCGCCAGTAGATAGGAAGATATTCGGCGAGACCGTCTGCGCCATCTGTGACTGATGCCTGTTATAGAACCAAGACTCTAGCTCAGACCACGAACCTTCCCTTCCATACTGTCGGCGAAAGTCCAAGCCTTCCTGAAGCTCTAATTCCCAATCATCAACTTTTAGCTCTTTAAAAGCCATTAGGCATTTCCAGACTTAGTACGAATCACTTTATCTTTTCTTCGGTTGTCATAAAACAATCCAGCTGATCCTGCTACCCCTGCAACTCCAACCAGCGAGGAGATGAGTTGTGTAGGATTAAATGTTCCACCAATAACACTTGTAGCTATGCCCGAGGATATCTCCACAAACTTAGCCTTAATTTCATCTTGGTTCCTCAGGTCCGTCTCTGCTGCTAGGACTCGAGCTTCGAATGCATCTACCTCAGCAGCTAGCTGTATCCAGTTTACCTTCTGTCCACTTCCAGAAGGACTTAAGGTAAAAGCCTCACAAGCAGTTACCCATAAGGTAGTTGATGTTGCGAGGATTAAAGAGAGTACTAGTCCCCTGTTATGATCTATCCAGTTAGTGAGGCTATGAAGGTAGTCTGTCATCAAGGTTCCTTTCCTCATTTTACAATCGCGGTAAAATGAAAAACCACTTGGAGCATGTAATAGAGAGAATCTAGCATGGGAGAGTTAACAGGTTAAGGTTACTTTACTCCAAGTGGCTAGTTCTAGCTACAAGCTAGTCCTCAGGTCATTCTATTTCCTTTGAGTGTCTGATTGCTTCGGTTAATTTTCCTAACGCTCTACTATTTAAATTCATTGCTTCTATAGCTTTAAATTGTACATCATGACAGCTTGCGCTAATATCTCGTATGCTCTTATCATAGGCTTCCGCCCTTGCATTTAGAGATCTCATCATATACACTACCACGAAAATGACTGCTACTGCTATTGGAGCATCTCCTGCAAGTTTGATTAAAATACTTTCCATGAAATCATCCAGCAATTAAGTATCCAGTAAAGCTAGCACTTATTACACCGGATGCAGAGGTAAGCACATGAGGTTTATTAGTTGGACCAGATCCACACTTAGCACCTATCCACCCCGGTTCTGGGAAGGTAAAAGTGGCTGTTCCAGTATTAGGCAGGCTTGCTCTTGCAAATATACTGCCGTCATTATCATTAGGAGCATTATCATTATCTATGTCCATGAATAGCTCAACTGTACCAGCTGCACTTGCTGACATTGCACAAGATAAGACTCCTATTCTATCATTCTCCGCCAAAGTGATAGCAGTACCATCTGCATCAAAAAGGCTTAGCTCTCCTCCAGTAGAAGAGTCAGATGTAAACTCTCCCTTAATAAAAGCATTTTTCATTTTTCCTGACATCGGCATACTATTATTTCCTTATGCTACGGATTGGAATATCTCTTGTACACTTCCCGGAGAGACCTTACTACGATCCCTATGCCACTGGAGTTCTGCTTCCAATGAGAAGGGATTAGGAATCTTCTGCTCCTTCACCTCTTTTTTAGTCTTAGTAAGTTTCCACATACCTAGTTGCATAGACAAAGCGTCCGCCATATCATCATGAGCGCCTAGGGGGAAGGCTAGGAGTTCATTGACAAGATCTCCATGATGCTTTCGGAACAAAAGATCTCCAGCATGGATGATAGGCTGTAAGCCTTGAATCCTAGTTGCCTTCGACCTTCTTCCATGAGTGATCGGATCAATGTGGAAGTATAACTTCTCTTTCCTAGCCCGCTCCTTCACATGGTAGATAAGGCTCTGTTGATAGGCTACAGCTTCAATGCCAACCCTAACAGGATGCCACTTACGAACTGTGTAGAAGATATCAGTGATTAGTTCTGAGGGATTACATCTCTTTCGGATAAAGTCGAGGACAAAGATCCTGCCTGTGGTTAGATCCTTTCCGCAAGTCATGATGACATTCCAGTCAGGCTTAGTCTTTGTCATCTCTGGATCACCCGCAGGATCGACTGTAGTATATGTTATGATATCCCGAGGTTCAGTCTCATAGTACTCGAACCATTCCGGCTTGAAGGTCATATCTGATGACCGCAAGGGTTGGTTGAGATACAGGCAGGAGAACATATACGGACCTTTAGACTGCTCCAAGCCAGTAAGAACCTCGTCGTCAAATCTCTCAGGGTAAGTAACCTCACCTTCTGGAGATGGAGAACCATCCTCAAGCTCTCTGCAAGCTCGAGTATAACTCATATAGTTAGGTTCGTTGTCATCAATCCAAGACAACAGATCCACCTCAAACCAGCGAGTTCCTACAACGATAATCTGTGATTTCTTATAATCTATGAGAAGGTCAACCGCTCCGCGATGCCAGCCGATAGCTTGCTCTACGTCCAGTTGAGTTGGAGAAACATTCTCCTCCGTAAGCTCATCCAGATCTGGAGCTACTGTATCATCTTCAATGATAAGATCATAGTGACGACTGATGACCTGAGTAGCTGTACCAGCCGCCTCGAAGGTTCCAGCATCCAAGCCGACACCGGGTCTGTTGATAGTTAAAGACTCTGTTCTCCAGCCCTTCGACCGAGATTTCGGAAGAAGTTCTGGAAAAAGAGTCCTGAATAGTATATTATCCTCGAAGTGCGAGCGTACAGCACCAAGCTTTTTACACGCATTAGTGTGAGTGTTTTGGGCTATTAGGACTCGAATATCAGGATTATTAATTGCACACCAGATCGGGTACGCAATGGAACAGATGGTACTTTTTAGCCAACCTCGAGGCAGGACGATTCTCAGCCGATTGTTATCAGGATTCTGTAAACGATCACAAAGCGGCTTATGAATATGAGGTACAAGCCAGTTGTAGTTGAGGACAAACCGGGCAAAGAAGTAGAAAGACTCCTTCGATTTCTTTCGAATGAGATCTCGCTGCTTATCGGAAAGTTTTCCGTTACTAACCACTATACTGCCGGCTCCCCGAGATGTTCAAGAGTGACTCTTAAATTATCAATCTGCTTAGCATTCAACACTGTAACATTCGTTACATTAGCTCCATCATCGCTCTTCCCGAAAACACGGTCGAGTATCTCTTTCGAGCTTTTCAACCTTAGGTTAGGATCTTCTTCACTGAGCATACTGGTCTGAGCTTCAGCAGCCTCTAGCGCATGTTCTTCTAAGTGCTTTCGGGCAGAGTCGATGTGGAGGACTTCTCTCTCATCCTGCATTTTCTCTAACTTACTCCGCCTTCTAGCTAGCTCTGATTGAAAAATCGGGGACATAATAATATACCCGATACGCTCTTTAGTTCGATCTACCAGCTTCGCAATCTGGGCTGGACCATATCCCGCCAAGACATAATCTAGGATCTTAAAATGCGCGGGCAAAAGCCTCTGAATCTCTTTATATTTTTCTACATACTGTGCAGTCATTTATGCCTTCCCGGCAGGGAGAATTTCCCCGGCACTTACTATACACCCAGTACGGTTTCGGCTAATCGGCTAGCCTCTCCTACCCTACTTCAAATTTTTGGGAGAATTTTTGAGGGGTCTTTATCTGAATTGAGCAGTGCCTTGGGGGGAGCATTGGATTCTGAGATTGCTTTGGGGAGAATGGCATTGAGTCGGGGGAGTGAGAATTCTACAAATAATCATTAGATCCTTGATCCTAGGCTAATAATGCGGTTGACATGTTGGATCGGTTTGATCTATAATATTCCTAGTTCATTGACAAGTTAATATCAGGTCTGGCCATAAGATAGGGATTAATAATTATGGCTAAGGTATACTTTGATTCGCTAGCAATTAGTGATTCATACAAGCCCCTGATTGTCGGGGACAAAGATATCGTTGCGGGTATTAAGAAAGTTTCATCTCATAAAAAAGACCACTCATTTAAACTGGCCGAACTAAAGTTTGGCGAGCAGAATGTATGGATGAACAACAAAGACACCCATGTTGTAGTTGATGGGCAAACTTTTAAAACCCCAACAACTATCGAGGGTATCCAACAAGGTATCGATTTAGGCGAATGGACCGAAGAAGATATTTTAACCAATATCAAGGATTCTAGAGCCCTGAACGTATCTAATGAAGTTAAAAATGCAATCAAGATCGTCAAGAGTGATATCGATCTTATGACTGCTGCTCTTGAGCACGATGATACAATGGATAAGTTAATGGAAATGAAAGAAGCGAACCCCAACGCCACACGTAAGGCGTTGCTGATTGAGATTGGGCAAGATCTAGCTGACCAAGGCTTGATCTAACACCACTGGCCGGACCTGATATTTCTTGGCCCTCGCTTGTTGCGGGGGTTTTTTATTGGGGAGAAAAAAGTAGTTTGAAATCTTGCTGTTACAGCACAGAAGTTTTGAAATCTCAATGTGACTGATTTTCGCGGAGAATAAATCATTGTCGTATTGTGGTTAATAGGCTAACCGATTTACCTAGTACGGTCTAGGTGTATATATATACAAGGATATACCAGTTAGTCCCCTAGTACATAAATACTCTCGTACTAACTATCTTCAAAAAAAAAAAAAAAAAAAAAAAAAATACTAGAGATTAGAT